TGGAGCAACTCCAGAGCGAACCAGCTTTTCGTGCGTCCCCATCGCCAGCGCGGTGATGTCTTCGTCACCGTTCCGCATGAACCACGGGTTCTTCTGCGCCCACTCCTGAGCCTTCCCACTGGGGGCCGGAACGGTGGGTTTCTGCTGCTGGACCGGGGCCTGCTGCACCGGGGCCTGAGTGCGGGCCGGGGGCTTGTAGGAGTTCAGCCGGAACTCCTCGTTCTTCAGATCGGCCATCTTCGACTGGGCCTCTGCCATCGCGTCGGCATCGCCAGTCTCGTAGGCGTTCTTGAAGTCCAACTTGGCTTGGGCAAGCTGCACGGCAAGGCGCTGCTTGGCCTGATTGACCAGCACACCCTCGCCCTCTTCCAGCATCCGCTGGAGGCGCAGCTTCTCATCGCGTTCCTTCTGCGCGAAGGAGATGGCCTCATCGCGCAGGCGGGCAGCCTCCTCCTTGGCACGGCGTTCCTCATGGAACTCGTACTTCAGCTTCTTGATGCGCTTCTGGACCGACTCCGAGTAGGAGGCGATCTCATCGTCCTCCGGCAGTTCCGGTTCTGCGCCATCAGGGCGACGGGCCTTGTCGCGGTCCTGTTCGGGCGTGTCGTCAACGACCTCAAGTTCGAAGTCGTCTTCGTCGTCAATCTGCTCTGCGGCGTTGGTGTTCATTCAAGAACCTCCCAGTCTGTGGCGAGGATGTCGGTCTGGCTTGCCAGCCACGGAACGAAGCCGCTGTCAGCGGTCTTCATGCCGATCCACGGCAGCAGCTTCATGTCGGCAATGTGTGGGTCATGGCCGACCGAGTAGTTTTCGATCAGCCGGAGCCACATGCCCTTGCCGTTCCAGCCCTTGCGGCAGACACGGTGTCCGGTCCTCAGGGCGTCGAGTGCGTACCCGAAGTTCATCACAGGTCACCCTGAAGTCTCTGGGGTTTGAAGATCGAACGGTTGACCTCCATGAACCCGGTTTCGATGTGGCGGCGACCGACCGCGAACCAGCGCGGGTCAACTCCGGGCATCTCCGCAATGATGTCGAGTTGGCGGAGGATCATCTCCTCCAGCCGCTTGTTCTGGTTCACCAGAGCGACGGCCTGTTCGCTCTGCGGGGTGTACCCTGCAATGGGCAGTGGGTTCAGGTCGGTCATGCGCGGCTGTACCCCCGTGGGTCTTCGACCACCGCCTCAACGGTGTCGTCGTTGATCAGACGGAACTCCTTGCCATGCACCTTGAAGCGGGTGCCGGAGTAGGATCGGAAGATCACGAAGTCGCCGTCCTTGCACCACGGGCCAGAGGGGAAGCGGTTCGGGTCAGCGTATGCTTCGCTGCCCACCTTCAGGACGTACCCGATCAGGGATGCCGTCTCTTCAGCGTTGCGGCGTTCATCGGGGATGAACACGCCACCTTGGGTCTTCTGGTTGATCTCTGGGATCGCAATCAGGATGCGGTATCCCTTGGGTTCCGGCAGCTTCGACAGAAGGTCGTCGTCGCCAATCTTGTTGTCGGTGTACATTTCTTCTCCAGCAGTGGTTTTAGGCCCACCGTTACCTGTTGCTCACGCCCGACGAACGCAACCTAGACCACCACAGACTAGGATTCAAGAAACCTCTGCTCGACGTCCTTGATGTCACCTTCCATCTTCAGGAGGGCAGAGTACTCCCCGACCATGCGGGAGTACTCATCGTAGGACTTGGCCCCACCTCCGGCCAGAAAAAGTTCAATAGACCTTTTCTGGTCTTCGACCTTGGTCAGGATCAGGCCACAGATTTCAGTTTCCATCGGCCTTCACCCCCGGCTTCTGAACCTGCGCGGCAGCCAACTGCTTGGCGACGTCGATGCCGATGCGGACACCTTCGGTCTTCTGGCTGACCTTGGCGTCTTCGATCTGTGACGCCACCCGGACGCCCAGACGCGCACCCTCGCGGCGGTCCTCCGACCGGATGCGTTCGCGCTGAACGGAGACGTTCTCCTGCGCCTTCATCGCGTCCAGTTGCAACTTCTCGCGCTCCAGCGCCAGCTTGCCCTGAACCTCCATCTCCTTGATCTGGAGTTCCTTCTGCTGGATTTGCGTCAGCGGGTCTTGAGCCTGCTGCTGGGCCTGCTGCTGGGCAGCCTCCTGCTGGTTCTGCTTGAGGAGGCGGTCTGCTGCCATCGCGGTGAGGCGCGACAGTTCGACCTCCACATCCTCCGGCAGGGGCTGATCCTCAGGCGGCAGTTCGACGCCAAGGCGCTTCTCGATTTCCTTGCGGTACTGCATGGCCACATGCTCGGTGATGTGGGCTGCCATCGCAGCTTGGATCGCGGACGCGAAGGGCGACTGGCCGACCATCTGCTGGATTTTCGGGTCTTGGGCAGCGGCCATGTGGGCAGCGATGTGGGCCTCGTGGTCCTGATACAGGAAGGCCTTCACAGGCTCCTGCTTCAGCATGGCCATGTTCTCGCTGATCGGGTCTTTCGGCTTGATGTCCCCCGGCAGCTTGATGATGTCGGCGGCATCCTGAATGCCCAGAACCTCCAGCATGTTCCGGTGCAGACGGCCCAAGTCGTAAAGCTGGGGTGCCTGCTGCGCCATCTGGAGGGCGGCTTGGTACTGCATCACCCGCTGCGCCATCGTGGCGGCGTTGGGGTCCGAGACCGGGATCACATCGACCCTGTCGCTGAAGTCCTCAAGGCGGTCGAACTCGCCTTCGGTGTCATAGGCGTACTTGCCGTCCATGAAGTCCTTCACGACCCCAGCGATGAGGCGGAGTTCCTTCTTCATCGACGCATGCAGGCGGGCCTGAACGCCAGACATGACCTTCATGTTCCGCTCAAGCAGGGCCAGCGTTGTGCCGACCGGAGCCTGCGCCGACATGTCGCTGATCTTCACATCGGCCACAGAGCCAATGCGACGGCCCTCTTCCACGATGTTGGACAGCAGTTGGTACAGGACCGTCGATGGTTCCTTGTACGGCAGGAAGGCGATGGAGTCCCGGATCGAACCGGACGGGACGTCAACGTCGCGGAACTCGCCGGGGCGCAGCGGGGTGCTGTCGCCCTTGATGCGGAGGCCACGGGCCTTCAGACCAGCGGGCAGGTTGGCGAGGGTGCCAGCGTCCACAAGCTGGCGCAGGATGGAGGTGGCAGACTTGGTCAGGCCACCGATCAGGTGGATCAGGCCGATGCCGTAGAACCCCATGCCGGGGAGGTAGCAGTAGTGCGCGAAGTGCATGCGCTTCCGCTTCCGCTCGTCATCGGCGTACCAGTTGCGGCGAATCGACAGGATGGTCTGGGACGACTTGTCGATGGTGATGACGTAGGGGCGGGCGATGTCGTCGCCATCGTTGAACCCCTCCGGCATGACCATATCAACGTGCATCTCAAGGATCATGTAGCGGTCGTCGGAGTGGTCGGTGTCTTGGACACCTTGCAGCTTGTCGTACTTGTCCTGAATGTCGCTCTTCTCGAACGCAGGCTCAGGCAGTTCGACGTCCCGGTACAGGCCAGCGGCCTGCAACTTCATGATCTCCGTCTTGGTCTTCCGCATCACATGCGTGTACCGCTCGGAGTCAGCGATGTTCGACGCGCCATAGGCGATGACGAAGTCTTCTGCCGGGACGAACACTGCCTTCGGAACCTGAAGGTTCGGGTCGTAGTACACCTTCTTGAAGGCACTGCCCGCCAGCGCGAGGCGGAACAGAAGCTGTTCGGTCTCTTCGCGGTAGTCGGGGATTTCCTCCGTCAGGAGGTAGTTCATCTCGTTCTCGACACGGGTTGCCTGCGCCAGCTTGGCTGCCGTGATCTTGCCCATGATCTTGGTGCGGACGGGGCCGGAGGCTGGGTACAGTTCGCCCATCGCCTGCGCTTGGAAGTGGATGGCCGCTTCGGTCAGCATCGGGTGGAAGACGCCGGATGCCCCTTCCCACGGCTGGGTGCGGTCTTCGATCTTCATGCCCAGAAGGTCCAGACCCTTCACATAGGCCATCGCCCACTCGCCGCGCGTCTGCCTGTCGGACAGGAAGAACCCGATCAGTTCGTTGGCCATGCTCTGGAGGTCGCCGTCGTCAAGCAGTTCAGCGAGGTTGGCGTCATGGTCGATGTCTGCCGTGACGTCAGGCTCGACGCTGACCTCTTCGAACTCGATGATCAGACCACCGTCCTCTGTCGGCGTGGTGGTGGAGTTTTCGGAGATGACGTCTTCGTCCTCCGGCAGAGTATCCTCAACCTCAGATTCGATCTCAATGTCGAACGGGGTCATGGTCTTGTCCACGGCCATTGGGCGTCTCCCAGAAAAGTGCAAATGAACTATAGCAGGAACCGTGTGCCTGCGTGAAGTGCGATGTCGAGGGGTCTGTTTCGGCAAGCGACCCCGGAAGGGTGGGGTGTCCGGGGTCGCTCTAAGCCCGATGCAGGTAGGTCAGGAACCGCACCGGGAATCTGGTGTGAGGTGGCGGTGAACGAACATCGTAGGGCCGTGGCTGCACCTGACCTCGCTTCAACCATACAAGA